AGGTTGCCATAGACCATTAATTTTTGGATCATTTATTTTTGCTGTAAATTTATTTAAACTAAACCTAGAATCATTTCCTTTTGATCCTCCAAATCTATTCATTAGTATATCTGCTATACCAACAGCTGTTCCAAATATAGGTCCTAATCTACCTGGCATTACTACTTAACTCCTCTTCCCTTTTTCCTTGTATCTTTCCATACTTGTTGTGCACTAGCACCCCTAAATGTTCTAGTCATAGGCATAAACAATGCCATATTCCATTCCTTAGGGTATATGGTTACAATACGAGATTGTATATTAGTATTTAGGTATCTTTTCAAGCATCCTTTGTACCATCTTAGTCTTCTATACCTTTTTAATATTCTATATGGTTGAGGCATCATTTCTAATTTATCGCTGTCTTGTAACTGTTGACCTTCTTGTAGTGGTAAAAATTGATACAAAGCATCCATAACATTAGCTCTAAGTATAGGTGGTAGGTAATGCATGTTTAACATAAGAAAGCCATCAGGTGTTACATCTACAATAAATCCCATAGGAAATTTATCATAGTAAGGTAGAGTAGCTTTAGCTTGAGGATCATATTGAAACATAACCATCCTCCCCCATTCATATCTACCTAGTCTCAATCTTTTTTTAAATCTTATGGGTGTATGTTGTTTTGAATCTGTACCTCTTACAATTTCTAAAGGACGTGTTGGTGTAATACTGGATCGTTCTTGAAACCAATCAACAGCAGCATCAACATTTTTACCTGATGGTCCACCTTGTTCTAATAATTTTTGAAATATAAATGCAGCCATTATACGCCTAAGTTATCTTCTGTTATTAGTTTGAAGTCCCAATTTCTATCCTTGCAAAAATGATCAGCGGCTCTCCATTTAGCTTCATTGATACCATACGTCTTTACTTGATTGATAAAACGCCTTGGATGTTTCTTACGTAACTCCATAAGTGGAGGCTTACATTGAGCTTTTGGTTTAACTTCTAATACAGATATATTTATCTTTCCATCTCTGTTCTTCTTCTTAACCCAGAAGTCTGGAAAGTATCTATGAACCTTACCATCAATAGGACTTCTGTAGGCAATACAAAATTCTTCGCTTGACCACAGGATCACGTCTGTATGTTTGTCTAAATAGAACATAAGCTTCCGCTCCCACAAACTTCTATAAATAATGTTAGTGGGATTACCCTTATACTTAGAAGGGTTCTTAGGGGTAAATTTACCTTTGTAGCTCATAACCATATTTAGGAGGAATTTAATAATGTCAGATGTAAATTTAGGAGCAGGACAAAAAAGAATAAGATCTTTAATAGCTCCTCCTGGTGCAGCAATGGATAGAAAAAGAAGAGATACTACAGGTGTAGGTAGTGGTAAAAATAATAATAGCATATTAGTGTTCCCAGAGGATCTATCATTACATTATATGGCATTTCAATTTTACAGATATGTATTTAAAGAAAACTCCTTTCAAAAAAGAGTATTACATAACACAATATTACTGCCTGTTCCTTTACAATTAGTTGAAGCTATTAACGTCAATTATAATGAAGCTTCACTTGGAGCAGTAGGTGGAGCAATGTCTGATCTAATAGCGCAAGGTAATGCTTCTGCAATATCTTCGGCAGCTAAAAGTGTTGGAGAAGGTGCAAGTGAATTAGGAGGAGCTGTTATGGATTCAGTTATGGGTGGTTCTCCAGCGGCTTTATTAAAAAATCAAAATGCTAATTTAGGTATAGCCAGTATGGGGTTCAGAGGTGGTGATGGAGCTGTTGCTGCTGGTTTAAATAGGTTCTTTGGTTCTGCTCCTAATCCTCATATCACAACTTTGTTTCAAGGTGTAGGTTTGAGATCACATCAATTCCAATGGAAACTAGCTCCTGGAAGTAAATCTGAATCACAAACATTATCAACTATTATTAATTCAATGAAAGCATCTATGTTACCAGAAAGAGGTAAAGGTAATCTTACATTAAAATATCCTGATGAATGTGAGATATATATTATGGGTACCAATGTTAATTACATGTATCATTTTAAAACAGCTGTAATAAAAAGTATGAATACTAATTTTGCACCAGATGGTGTTCTTTCATTCTTTGGAGGAACAGGAGCACCAACTGCTGTTACAATTGATATACAACTTACAGAAACATCTATCCATACTCGTGAAGATTATGATGGTGAAGAGGGTATTGATTTTGAGGGGGCAGCACAAGTCAATTCAGATGAGTTAACAACAGCACTTGATAAAAATAACCCTCTAGCAAAATTTCTAGGATAAAGATAAATGACATATTTTAATCAACTACCCAAAACAAAATTTGATAATCAAACTATTGTCAACTTAGCCATTGGTGTAAAATTACATAAGCTAATTCAAGAAGATGCTTTTTCTTTATTAAACTATGTTATAAAAGATGGCGAATCACCAGACACTGTTGCATTTAATTATTATGAGGACCCATCTTATGCATGGTTAGTTCTTTTATCTAATAATGTAATAGACCCTTATTACGAATGGCCATTATCAATCTTAAATTTTGAAAAATTCATTAAGAAAAAATATGGAAGCATACCAGCTGCGCAAGCAATAACCATACATTGTGAACATAAGACAAAAAATATAACTGTATCAGCTGATTCATTAACAGTTTCTAATGGTGTATCGTCTAGTGACTATGATGCAATAGATGCATATACATATTGGGATAAGGTTAATGAAAATAGAAGATTTATTAAATTAGTAAACAAGTCTTATCTCCCTCAAGTAATAGAGCAATTCAATAATTTGGTATAGAATATAATGTTAAACTTAGAAAAGAAAGATCCGTTTGAAGATAATATGCTTTTTAATTCAGGTGATTATGAAGTTACTATGGATATGGGGAAGCTAATAGATGATGATAAAGATGGAATACAATTTCGTGGAATGGTATCTTTAAATGATTTGTATAGTAACTTTTCTATAACACAATCAATATTTGATCCTTATATGACATTGACTATTCATATAACTAATTCTAAATTAGTTCTTGAAAGATTTGGTACAAAAGGTTTACAGGGTGAAGAGTTTGTTAAGATTAAATTCCAAACACCTACTATGCATATTATAGAAGATTTATTTTATGTGTCTGGGTACGGCCCAATTAAACAAGATAGTCATAATCTTCAAACTGGTCTAGTGTTAAGATGTGTATCTAAAGATAAATTAATAAATGATCAGATGACTGTAAACCAAACATTTAGTGGTTCAACATCTGATATAGCAAAAAACATATTTAATAATTATATACTTGGTAGTGAAAAGTATAAACAAATGAAAGCATCTGGTACGTTATGGAAAGAAAAACCTATTGAAATAGATGAATCAATTGGTACCCAAAATTTAATAATACCTGGCATAACACCTTTTGCAGCTTTGCACTTCTTGGCAGTTAGGTCATTTGGTGGTTCAAAATATCCAAGTTCTTTTTATACTTTTTATGAATCAACAACAGCCTTTCATTTTAAAAATATAGAAAAATGGGAGGATGATGTTAGAGTTCAAGGGTATACGTATGATTCTGAGTTAGGTGCACTTCCTCATCACCACAAAGACTTTTATTATAATATTAAATACATGTCACCATTAGTAATGAAAAATACTATGGAGGGGATACATGAGGGGGAGTATGCAGCTAAAACAACTGCTATAGATTTTAATAAAAAAAGTTTTTATGTAAATGAGTTTAATTTGAAAAAAGAAAGAGAAAGTTTTAATATACTAGGAAAAGAATTTAATATGTCATCAAGTTTTTTTGATATGTATGGAAATGATCCTGTTGAAGAAATGGTAGTAGTGGATTCAACCAAAGGAGTTTTCAATGAAAATTTTGCATCTATTGTAGGAAGAAGAAATGCATACATGCAAATGCTTGGTCATTATAATTTAAATATAGTTATCAATGGAGACAGTAGTATGACAGCTGGTTCTGTAATTAAAATAAAATTAAAAGAATCAGGAGCTCCAGAGAAAAAAACAAAAGGAAGTATGTATAGCGGTAATTGGTATGTTACAGAGGTTGCTCATATTTGTGACAATGGAGTTTTTAATACAAAATTAACTATCTCAAAAGATGGTTTAGATTTTACACACGGTGAGGGTAATAAATAATGTCACAAGGATATGCAGGTACAGATTTAATAAATTTCCAATATTTTTTTGGAGTAGTAGAAGATAGACAAGATCCTCTAAAGATGGGAAGAGTACGTGTAAGAGCATTTGGTGTTCATACAGAGGACAGATCTAAAATTCCAACTGAAAGCCTTCCTTGGGCTACACCTATCATGCCTTATACAAGTGCATCAATTAGTGGTATAGGTGAGAGTCCTACAGGCCCTGTTGAAGGTACATGGGTATTTGGTTTCTTTGTAGATGGTAAACAATTACAACAACCTATGATTATGGGAACATTAGCTGGTGCACCAGAGGCATATAATGATTTAGGATTTAATGACCCTAATAAAGTTTATCCTAAAATAGAAATACCAGGTGAGTCTGATGTCAATAGATTAGCTAGAGGTGATGCAATAAGAGCTAGTACTATTGAAGCACCAAGTGTAAGAGCTGGTGAAAATATATTAGCTCATAAGAAAAAGCATAGAGTATTAAAGATACCTAAAGCAGGACCTCCTGGTGTAGAAAGTGACCCAGGTAAAAAAGATGGTGAGGCATCAACAATTAAAGATGGTCCACCACCAGGGTATAACTCTGAAACATATTATAGTAGAAGAACATGGAATGAACCTAATCCAAGATATGGTGGGCAAGAAGAAGGTGAGAAATCAAATAGAGCTTATCAAAAATTTATGTTTGGTGAAGAATCAATCTATCCATTGAACCATGTTAAGGTAACAGAATCAGGTCATGTATTTGAAGTAGATGATTCACCAAATGCTGAAAGAATAGCTCAGTATCATGCAGCTGGAACATTCTATGAGATCCAACCAAACGGAACAAGAGTAACAAAAGTTGTTGGTGATGACTATGAAATGATTATGCATGATAAGAATATGGTAGTCAAAGGTAATGTAAGTATTACTGTACAAGGTTCTGATGTTAGACTATTGGTACAAGCAGATGGTGACTCAGGTCCTGGTGCTAAAGGTGGTAATATGTTTATAGAAACAGATGGTGATTTTAATCTTAATGTTAGAGGTGACATGACTACAAAAGTAGGTGGTACTGTTTATGAAGAGTACTTATCACATCATGCTACTAATATTACAAAAGATCAAAGTTTAATAGTTAACAATGATAGAATAGAAACAATAATAGGTGATCATGTTGAAGACATTAGAGGATATTATAATCAAGTAATTGGTAAAGATGAAATTGTAATGGTACAAGAAAATAGTATTAAAACTACAGATGGAACATCAGATACTACAACATTGTTAAATCATACAGTTATAACAGATAATAATTTTAGTGTATTAGCTACCAGTAATGTTAATATACAAACAGATGCACACTTTAGAGCAAACACTATACTTACATTTGATGTTAATGCAACAGGTAATATAGAATTACATACTCCAGCAACAATGGTTGCAAATGGTGATACTGAAGTAGACATTAATGGTGGAACAATTAACTTAAATTAGAGGTAACAATGGCGTCAGGATTAGAGTTAGCACAACAAAAACAATTAGCTGATGTTGGTAGACCAACAGAGCTAGTAGATAAAATAACAGCACAACTTGATGCATCTTCTATTATATCTGCTCTTGATCCAACAACTCTATCTGTATCTGATTATGTTAGTACAGTAAAAGAAAAAACTACAGCTGTAATAGAACAAGTAGAATTATCTGATGCTTGTAATACAGACTTTAGTCCTAATCTAATTTCTGTAGCTAGCTTAATGATGACAGCTATATCTAATCCAACAGGAGCAGTGCTTGCTGGGCTACAAGGTCTTATGGATAATTTAGATATTAAACCACCAGGATTTAATCTTCCATCATTTGATTTAGATATTGATCTTCCTGATATAAATTTACCTAATATAAGTTTACCTTCTTTAGATTTTGGTATATCGTTGGGTGGAGGATTTGATATGGGTTCAATGTTAAAAGGTGTATCAGGTTTATTAGCGATACCACCTATAGGTGGATGTGGAACTTTATTACCAGACATTGGTCCTGGTGCTGAATTTATGACTGGAAAGTTACCAACTGGTTTACCAGAAGGTGAGTCAGGTGGCCTTGCTAATCCATTTAAGAATTTAGGTAACAAGCAAATTAAAGAAGGCTTTGATGAACTTGGTAATGCAATACAGATTGTAATTAATTCTGGTGCACCAGCTAAGATAGCTCAGTCAGCAGCAAGAGCTCAAGCAGCTGCTGCTGCATTAGGAACATTTGAAGCACCTGGGTTTGCTTTAGGTGGGCTATTGAGCAATGAAGTTGTCCCGCCTGTATACGGAGCAACTAAAGAAGCTTTAGCTAAAATAAAAGGTGAAGTTGAAGATACAGTTTTTGCAGAACTAATAAAACAAAAAACTGATACAATTGTATCAACAGGTTTAGCAACAAGTGCTTCTGTTTAGGCATAAATAATATAAACAAGATAGGTAACTAATGTCAAAGATTCAATCATTAACAGATCATAGTACAAAAAAAGTAGTATACTCAGATTTCTTTACAGATTTTTCTAGAAATTCTGTGACTGGACAGCTTAATAAAAAAACAAATGCTGAGGCTGTTAAGCAATCTATAAGAAATTTATTGTTAACCAATCGTTATGAAAGACCATTTCAACCTGAAATAGGTTCAGGATTAACAGGTTTATTGTTTGAAAACTATACACCTGGCTTAGAACTAAGAGCTAAGAAAATGGTTGAAGAAGTATTTGATAACCATGAGCCAAGAGCAGAATTGTTAAACGTAACGGTTGGTGGAGATCCAGATCGAAATTCCCTATCATTTCAAATACATTTTAGAATAATAAATACAACAGAACCAGAAACATTAGAAATAATATTAGAGAGGACAAGATAATGGCAACTTCCAATGCTGAATTTATAGTAGCTAATTTGGAGTTTGATTCAATTAAATCAAATTTGAAAGCATACTTATCTTCACAGTCATACTTTAATGATTATAATTTTGATGGTTCTAATCTGAATGTACTTTTAGATGTACTTTCATACAACACCTATTACAATAACATATATCTTAATCATGTAGCATCTGAAATGTTTTTAGATAGTGCTCAAGTTAGAGACAGTGTTTATTCTCATGCAAAAAAATTAAACTATCTACCAACATCCTATAGAAGTTCTGTTGCTTATGCTAATGTACAAATTACACCTGGTGACAATCCTCATAGTATTGACATACCAAGACTAACTAAATTTACAACTACTGTTGGTGATAACACATATACATTTTCAACTAACTCTGCTATATCAGTATACTCTAATAATAGTTATATTGCAGCTAATGTTGCATTATATGAAGGTGAAATTGTAACTGAATTCTATGACTCAAATAGTACTTCTAACACATTTTATATTAATAACTATGATGTAGATACAACAAGCATAACAGTAAACATTAGAACTTCTAATACTAATACAACTAATACAGAATGGTCAAGAGCTAATACATTATATGATGTTGGAAGTACATCTAATGTATTTTTTATTCAAGCTGCTGCAAATGGTAGTTATGAATTAGTATTTGGTAACGGAACATTTGGAAGAAAATTAACTGATGGTAATATAGTTGAAGCTACTTATAGAGTAGCAAGTGGTGCAGAACCAGATGGTGCAAACACATTTACAAGTGCTGGAGCTATTTCAGGTTACAGTACTGTTGCAGCTACAGTTGTTTCAAGAGCAGCTGGTGGTCAAGAATATCAATCGTTAGATGATATTAAATTTGCAGCCCCACGTGCTTTAACAACACAAGAGAGAG